AAGCCTTTTGTGTTGTCGACTATTGACCAGCTTGGCTTGTTTGCAGCATCCAGTGTTGTCCATGTGCTGGTAACGCCATTAAGAGTATTGCTGTTTCCTGAGGTTGTGGAAGGAGCAATACTGTTTCCTGTGTTCTTTATGTTAGTGCCGGTCACGGAGTATTGGTAGCCCGTGTTGTAATCCATAGAATTTATTACCTCAGTCACGACGGAAGTTGTTTCCGTTTTTGACGTCAAGCTGCCTTGCGTAAAGTTGGGCACGACAGGAACTGAATGTCCAGGTTGCATCAACCCATGAAGGATTCCCAGGATGAATCCCAGAGCAACACCTTCATGTAAGCGGTCCATTTATCGGACAGTAATTTCGCTGACGTGTTGTCCCGTGGCCGTGGTTCCTGCCCCACCTGCTGTCACCGTTACGGCCCCGGCAGAGGTAATCGTGCCCGCCAGGTCTCCAGCTGTTCCTGCCGTGGTGCTAATCACGCTAGAGAAGTTGGGCACAGCACCGACAGTCGGAGCTGCCGAAGGGACAGCATCTCCTGCGGTGTAAGACTGACTAAAAGAAAAGGAGCTCCCAGGTATGTCCTGTGTCGCGGAAATAGTGCCAGGATCATAGACCCCTGAAGTGATAGTCCCCGCAGAAATGGTGTTTGCAGTTGTGCCGTCTGTTGTGTCTACCCCATTACCACTAATGGAGAATGAAGAACCAAGCCGGGTCGCATTGGTTGCAGCAGCATCAACAGTCAACTGGACTGAGCTTTGAAGTTTATGGGTGATATCAGCGTAAGCAGGTGCTCCCGCAAAAGCGATAATCACAAGCAACCGCCACATAACAAATCCTCGTTCGTATATTGATCTTAGTAGAAGCACATTCAGTATAAAATGTTGACATGAAAGATGATGACTCACAGTTTTCTTTTAGGGATCTTTTAACTACCCTTGTTCCCGCTGGTGTCCTTTCATGGGCACTTGCGATGTTGACTGCAAGTTACATGGGTTATGCAAAGATTGATGCGGCGTTCATTTCGTCACTGGTGACATCAGTTTTAGCCGTGTATGGAATATCAAGAAAAGATGATAAAGAAACTAGAAAGCCAGATAAAAAGTTTATAGTCGAGTCAAAGGACCAGACACCACCAACTAAATGACGCTAGGTCGGCCAGGTGATTGCATAGACCTGGCCACTATCACCGATACACAGCTTTTAGAGGAGCCGAGGGCCGTTGAGGATTTAGCTCCCGATCAGTACGCCCATGTCTTGAAAGACAGGCACCTGAAAGACTGCCTTATTTGTGAGACGGCAGAAGGCTATACAAAAATAAAAATGACCCTGGGGACCTGGTGGGTCAGAAATGAAGACTGGATCGATAGCAATATTCCGACGACGCCCCTTCCTTATTTAGAGTCAGAGGGCTTCAGGTTTTTGCCAGACACACCCTATATACACCACCCGTACAACGGAGTTAGTGATGCTGCAAAGTCATTGTCCTGCACCTTAGGAGCGTGTCTTCTGCAACAAAAACTCTTTAATAAAGAGACTTATGAAGAGTATGTAAGCAGGGTTGACAAGCACGGCGACTCTTCAAAAGCCACCACGCACCTCGATGTTCTACGGCAGATGGGTATTCCCATGAAGTTCGTAAGGGATTTGGATGCAAGCGATATTAAAGAGACAATCGACCAGGGTCGAAGTGTCCCGGTGGGTCTAGTGATCAAGGGGACACCTGAGCGACCACGGGGCTTCACGTACTGCATCTTGATTTATGGGTATAGCGACACGCATTGGTTGGTGCACGATTCCGTTGGCCGCGCTGACATTCAGAGGGGGTTTTGGGTTTCCAACGAAGAAGGCAGTGGGGAAGCTGTGACTTATGACATCGAGGAGTCCCGTAACCGCATCTTTTTTGGCGGTGGGTGCAGCGCGTTTGCATGGCTGAATTGCCAAAAAAATTAAGCTATACTTAGCTCGAATGGCTTAAACAAGATGGAAGAAATTTTTTCAGACACTGAAAAGCAACTGCTCAAGCAGCAAGAAGAGCTGGCTGAATTCATCAAAACAGGTGAAGCTGAGCTAATGCGAAATAAGGAGCTGTATCTTAAAGTCACTGGAGCACTCGAAGGTGTTGCCATTGTCCGGGGACGTATTTCAGAGTTGAACTCAAACACCGAGGAAATTTTTGACCGTTGAGATGTTGAAAGACATTAACAAAAATCGATACAATGCGCTCTGTTTAGTCGCAGATCACATTTGTCCGTCAGAGCCTTCTCGTGAGATGCGGCTCGATGCAATTATCAGAGACGTTCCTGACGAAGATTTGCGTTGGGTTCTAGGTAGATTGCACTATTTTTTACTAAAAATTATCGAAGATTCTGACTACGATCCTGCAGAAGATATTGAAAATTTAGATTCAATTGGGCTCACTGATTGATGGGAGCGGAGGGACTTGAACCCTCACAGCCTTGTAATGCCAACGGATTTTAAGTCCGGTGCGTCTACCGATTCCGCCACGCTCCCTTGATCAGGAGCATAGCAAAACTACAAGTGTGTGCAGCATACAGTTTTGACAAGGTTGGAATACTAAACGTGTTTCATTGCGAGCAAGATCTTCTAGTCAATCTCATTGTCCTAACCCCGAAGCTTGCAAGGCGAAAATTTCGACATTACATTTTCGCTTCTTGGGATTGGGCCTGTGCCTACTGCGGTAAACATTTAACTCAAGACACCGCAACTATCGACCACATCCTTCCAAAACACAAGGGTGGCCACAACGTTAGATCTAATATGTGTTGTTGCTGCTCGTCGTGTAATAGATCAAAAGGCTCCAGGCTATTGGAGGATTGGTACACCGAAGATAATATGCACTTTACTGAAGAGAGGTCAGTTAAAATCAAGGAGTGGTTAGAGCAAAAACCAAACTCTATAAAACTACCGAGCACGGACTCTTCTCAAGCGTATATTGACGATGATTTCTCAATCAGCTGGATCTCTGTCTGAAGAACAGTTTCTTGCAGACTTTCTTGAGCGCATGAAAGAGAAGCGCGTGCCTGGTCCTGGCGATACTGCGATGAAGGGAGAAGTGCGAAATGACATCATCGGCAAGGTCGAAAGAGGCGTCTTGAAGGTCTGATATGGCTGATAGAGCAAAGGCGAAACGGCTTGCCAAGGAGCAGATGAAATGCAACAAGCCCAAGAGAACTCCTGATCACAAGACCAAGTCTCATGTAGTGAAGGCTTGCAAAGACGGTGAGGAGAAAATTATCCGTTTTGGTCAGCAGGGTGTAAAAGGTGCCGGAAAGAATCCTAAAACTGCAAAAGAGAAAGCTCGTAAGGCCTCTTACTACGCAAGGCATAATGCCCAGGATTCGAAACCAGACAAAATGTCTGCTCGCTACTGGAGCCACAAAGTTAAATGGTGATTTGACATGAAAGACAAGGTTGAAAAGGTAATGTCAGAGTTCAAAGCAGGTGAACTCAAATCCAGCAGTGGTAAGAAAGTGACAAGTCGCAAACAGGCCCTCGCTATTGCTTTGGCAATGAAGCAAAAAGGTCGCTCAAATTAGAGACCAGCTGCGCCACCACTTAGTAATTACATACTTATCGCCCTGTTTTGGTGGGAAAGCTTCGTGCATTGTTTTAAAATTTGGTACACCGTTTTTGTAGAGATTATTCCACGCAAGAAGTAGACCACGCTTCGGCTTGACTGTAAGCTTCAAGTGTTTGAACCATGTCTCACCACCTTCTTCGACATCATTCAGGTATATCATTGTGGTCCAGGTTCTTTGACCCATCCATTCGCAATATACTTTATACTCTTTGGTCAGAGGATCAAAAAAATCCCAGTGTTCCTTAAAGTATTGCCCTGGTTTGTACTTCTGCGCTTGCATTACCTCGCCAAGAAACGGCTCTAATCCCATAAATTCGCTAATTTTTTTATCTAGACTTAAATAAAAATCGTTGTCGAAGTAGTGCAAGTCAGCAGTTGTGCTTGTCCTATAAGAGCTAACGTGGTTACTATCTGTCTCGTCAGACACTGTTGATGGCCTGAGGTTTTGATTCATAAGCCCGATCAATTCATCGCATTCAACTTGACTTAAAAAGTCTTCCTGTTTGTAAATCTGCGTGAAAGGGTAGCTTATTTTTTCTGCTTTCTTGGTGATCGGGCAATCATAAAAATCTTTATACCTGATGCTCTTTGGTTTGGTTTTCAGTGAGCACGCATCAAGTGCATCGTTGATGTATTTATCACTGCAACCGTACTTTTCAGTCAGAGTCCTAAGGAGCTGCGTTTTGCTTACGCCTCCAATAGCACCAGTAAGAAGTTCACGTTGAAATTCTGTATCGTCCATTGTCTCGGAGGACCTTTCGTACAATATAGATGGTAATTTAGTTCTGAACTATGGGGCTGTGCGTCCTAACATTTTCAGTGTTATTCGCAAGTGCCTACTGGATAGCTCGGAATACCCTTGAGAAATGCACCCCCGATCATGAAGTCCAGAGCAGCAGAACGCTTTCTAGAAGAGTACGTAAAGGACGCTGGACTAGGTCTTGAGTCTACTGATGTTAATTCTGGTCGCCAGCTCCCAGAGGAGCTGAGTGATTTAAGGGAAAAAGCCATGATGGATGTCAGACCTGATCTGCTTGTCAGTTAATTAAGCGCTGGTAAGATAGATCCAAGGTAGGTAATTACCATGGATGCATTAGAGCTTCCCGTGGACGTTGAATTTCAAATCCACGCAGCATCTCTGGCCATTCAAGGCATGGATCGAGATGAGTTAGAAGAGGCGTTTATCGAAATGCTTCATCAAAAAGCTCTTGACCGTCAGATGTTCCTAGGAATTCTGAAAGACCACGGCATCGATGCCGATATCAAGTTCAACTTTTCCACTATTGGACAAATCTCTTAATAGCCATGGCTGATCGTATTGTTACGGGTACTCTCGACACATTTTCAGTTGACTCTGGAAGTGACGTCACTTACAAAGGTGCGGGTGTTGGTAACGATACCGGGCTAAGTCAGCGTGCTTTTGAAGTCAACCCCAGCTCCACCGGCGATATCACGGTCACACTGGACCGTTCTGCTGGCGTCCTTTCCATGGAGATCTTCCAGGATGACGACCACTCAGCAGGCTCAGCACCTTCTGGATATCAGAAAGCTTTCAACGTTGCACAGGCTGGTAAAGGCAAAGGCGCAGTCGGCTTGACCGTGACGAACGCTGCCAAGAATTACATTGTCCTGCTGAAGCTGGACGGTTATTCTGAGGTCAGCTACATCGCCAAGGTTGTCGTCCCGTAAGAAACAACGTGTTTGGAAAGAACACCCTTTTCTTACGGAAAAAGGTATTCAACTAATCAAACAATACACACCGCCTCGTACTGCTATCGGTATGGGGCGTTTTGCTTCTTATAAAGAGTACGGTGAAAAGTTTTGGCGTGTCGGCTACGGGAGCCAACAGGTGTTTGGCCGTGCAGTTTCCATGCATGACAAGCTATATACCGATGAGATTGAGGAGCAGCTTGAGAAAGACTTGAAGGTTTTTTCGGATCAGGTGCAACAGTACGTCTATGTGCCCCTTAACAGGAATAGAAAAGGTGCTGTCCTGAGCTTCGCGCACAGCCTCGGCATTATTGGTTTTAAAAACTCGCGCCTTTTAGAACTCATAAATAGTCACGCGAGTAAAAGAGAGATAATTAAAGAGTGGAGTCCTTACATCAATAAGTATTGGCTGTCGGGCGGCGACCTGATGAGAGATCGGCGCCGCACAGAATTGAATACATATTTTGCAGCAGACGCCAAAATCCCGTCATTTGTTCGCCATGACTGCCACACATCAATATGCCTTCTAAATTTGCCAGAGACTTACACAGGAGCCCCCTCCCAGGTAAAAGCAGTCGAGTATTTGGAGAAAAAAATTAAGGAGTGGGATCCTTCTGGTCATGTGATTCGTCGTTTTTATCGACTTTGGTCCACTCCACCTCGCGGTTTAGGTAATCAAGAGCGTCCGGGTCGAGATCCTTTAGACGATCAATAGCATCAAGAATAGCCAAGTAAGGAGTGTAACCAGCTATGAAATCTTCATACTCCATTGTCAGATTTTTGGGCTAAAGCAATTTTGAGAAGCACGAGGTATCCAATTAGATCGACGATGACGTCTTCATCTTCGTCGAGAAGACCAGCGCCTTGTTGAATACGATTCAGTTTATCGTCAATCCTCACTAAAATTTGTTCGACACTATCGGATTTACTGAAGATTCGAACAGGCTTTAGTGCTGAGTTGCCATACTTTCGATTCTTGTAAAGCAGCAGCTCTTTGATGTCATCACAGATAGCACTGATTTGCGATTGTGTCTCAGTGAGGGTCATTAGAATGTAAGGATGAACGACCAATTAAGCCAAGCATACGATATCGATAACCGCCGTGCAGGTAGTTATACTGTCAAACCCGGACAGGATATTTCTGCGACCGATAATGAAAGTGCAAAGAGCTTTCTAAAAAGGTTTACAGAAGCCAAGAAAGACGATGAAGCCTTTAACGTAAAAGCATCAAGGGCAGAGGATGATAGGTTTGTTTTCCGTAATGGTAGCTTCAGAAATCTTTTCAGAGCTACCGGATAACTCGACCAATTGTCGAAAAAATAGACTCAAACTTGTCAATTTGAGAAAAGCCTAAGTCTGCTGGCGGCAAGTAAGCGAAATACCCCCAGTACATCGGTGATTTAAGGGTGAAGTATTTTCTTCCATGGATGAGGTTTGCCCTATCTTTTGGGAAACAAAGAGGGAAATCCCATATCTCGGGGCATGTTCTAAGCATCTCTGGATACGTCGTATAGAAAAGTGCTTCAGGAATATTCCTAAGCTTCCACTCCTTGACAAGGCGTCTAAACCAGATTACTGAGGGCGCTTTAGACACACTTCCCCCGCGTGGGCTCCACCTCCAAGTGCCTCTTTGTTTGCTGTACGTGCAGCGTCCATAGGTTGGAGGAAATAAGTAAGTCTTGCCAGTCCATGGTGCTTCAATATTTAGACCATCATCATCGAGAGTATATATCTGTTTCGCACGGAGAAACTGCTGATTTGCATCGTGCGTGCTGCAGGGGTCAAGATCGAGATCACCAAGCAACGCATGAATCAAAGGTAAATAGTCACAAGGAGTCAGCCAATCCTCGCGGATGTGGCCGATCTTCCCGTAGACGTTCCTAAGCGAACGCCATTTTGCTCTGTGCTTCACAAGAGAAGGAAGTCGCTGTTGACGTCGTCGTGGCGGTAGTGAATAAGAGCAAGCTCGGTATCGTCTTGAACCAAGAAGAGGGACTCTTTATTGGGATCGATCTGCTCGGCCCGGCGAATAGCTCCTTGAAAGACAGAAGAAACACTCTCTTGGTCGCGATAGTCCTCTAGAGCACTGATGAGAGCGTCAACGCAGAGATAAAACATGCTGTCTTTGTCGTTGGCGGACGGCTTGAAGACAAGCACGCCTGGCCCTTCTGCGTTATAGAACTTTCCGTAGTACTCACACATGTCGGCGCAGATGCGCTCGATTGTGAGCTTCATCAGAGTTTCTTCTGTTTCACCGGTGGTGTTCTGAAGAAGTTTGGTGAGAAGTTTGTTACGACGGTTTGACATAATATTCCTCAGATAAACCAGTTTAGCAAGTTTTTTCTGCTGTTACTTCGGTTTTCTCCTCCTCCAGCTTGATGAAGTTGCTCAGTCCTGAGCGCTTTAGGGTTTCCAGTAATTTAGGAAGCGGTTTATACAACACAACTGCTTTTTGCATATTGCCGATTTTTTTTATTAGCTTGCCATCAGCATCTCTGAGCTTGGTCAATTCACCCTGTCTAATCAAGTACTCCGCCACGCAGCGGTAACGACGTTTTTCAGCAAGATTAATTTCAGGATACCGGTCACAGATGGTGCTGATTTTCATGTCACTGAACGTGATCCGGATCTGGTCAGCAAGAGAAAGACCAAGAACGAGGTCCGATGTGCTTGTTTCGTATCCGCAGACCAGTTCTAGGTAGCGCCTCAGGTCAGGCGTCTCGAAGCTGCCTGAAGGTGGTATAAACATCTCTACTTGTTTTGCCAGAGATGGGACCAAGGTCGTGGCGTAGTTTTCTACCGTGACGGTACTGATATCTAAATCAGCAAATCGGTAGCTTTGGTACGAGTTTGCGGTCGAGGGAGTCGGTTCAAACTCGGTCCTATTTAAAACGTCAAGCCAGTCCTCCTGATTTTCCGTCATTGGAGAACGTTGTCTTGATTAATCTTAGCGAATTTTTTTTGTTCGTCCCATTGACGCTGGTGCTCAAGGATTAGGACCAATTCGTAGTATTCACGGATAGGGCGAAAGTAGTCTTTGAACTTGATCGATTTAAACCAATGTGGGCCATGCGTCTCTGACAGCCGTTTTTTTGCTTTTTCCGTGTCACCACCGTAGTTCTCAGCTTCCCATATGGCTTTTGCCAGATTCTTCTGTTGGTTTGTCATCAAGCTAAGAAGCTCTTTCGTGGACAGATCTGCTATGAGCTCGCTAAACTCAGTAATAAAAGGGTATTTATCAAGATGCGCCGCCCCATCACTTATGCCGAGCTGTTGTTGGTGCTGATTCTCGCTCCCGTCGGCGTTTATACTGCCCAAAGTGTTTACGGGTTTGTGACAGATAGAATCAGTATAGAAATTAGAGTGAAATAAAACAATGGGCTCGAGTCCGCCGCCCCCACCCGCTCCGACGATTGTGATGCCTACCCCTACGGCTCCTCGTCTGTATCGGACAATCGTGCCGCAAGAAAGTTATCAAGACGTCGCAGCCTTTGGGAAGCGTCTTGATGAGCAAATTCTTGCTCTGCAGAAAGATAGGGAGACCGAAGTTGGCACCTCTGCTGAGTTAGCAGAACGTATGCGTGGCCGTGAGCTGCAAGAACGCGCCTCTTATTTAGCCTCATTGCCTGGACAGTTCAAGGACCCAGGCATCATGGATGTGGGTCGCGATAGCGAAGGTCGACCTACATCCAAAGGCTCGAGCCTGATGAACATGCAACAGGGCTCAGATGAAGCTCAAAAAGCTGCTTTGACCAACGTCGATCAGGCCAAAAAAGCCTTGCAGAAAGCAACCTCTCAGAAGGGTCAGAAATCTGCATCCCTTGTCGATCCGAGCAAGTTTGATCCTGAATACGCCAAGCGCGACAACGAAATTTTCAAGGTCATTCTGCCTAAAGAAGACGAGACTGCTTAGATACTGCCGAAGTCCAGGACGGAAGCAACTGTCGCTGGTGTTGTACCAAAATCAATAGATTCGTCTACGATTTCGTTTACAAAGCGCCAGTCAACTACAGATACGTTGATTGATATAGAGTAATTGGTTTCCAAAAACCTAATATCATTCGTAATAAGGAACAAGTACTCGCCAGGATCAAGGCGGGTGCTTGGATAATCCTCTAAACGTAGCTCCTCCTCGTTGTAGTCAATCGAGGCTTCAGGTGATACATAACCTTGATTGTTAATAGGTAGTTCTTCTCTTCTGTTGCCGTCTTCGATTTTATAGAAGGCAAGCAGAGTGTTTTTATTTGTATTTTGGGTATAGCTGAACTGACTAAAATTTTGCGTAAATTGAATCGACCTTGATTTTTTTATCCTGATTTTATAGAAAGTAGTCGTCTTGCGCGACAACCCCCCGTGGGAGCCATTTAGAGTGATCGAGCGGAATACAGAAGAGAAATCGCCCAGATCAATAGGAGTATAAATGCTATCTCCAGGCTCCGCAGGGAGTGGATCAGAGCCGAAGTAGGAGGTTGGGCCATAAGCAGTAGGCCCTGTACCTCCGGTAGGATATGCTTCAACAGTGCCAAGGTTTACAAAGCCTGAGTTACTGGGAATTGTCGTCAGAAATCTTGACATCTTCAGTCATTAATCCATTGAAGAGACCGTTGGTTCTTCCGGATTGTTGATATTTTTCTTCATTCATTATAGCCCGCTCAGGATAGAACCCTTCATCGGCCATTGTGTCAGTTAGCTCGTAATTTAGGTTGTTGATCATGCAGCGAAGATCAGAGTCAGCTTCCCCGTAATCTTCCTGCCACTCGACGCCCCAGAAGACATCGCCCCCGATTTTCACACAAGCGCACCATTTGCGCGTTGAAGGGTCAAGGTGATAGTGACTCGGGACTATCTCCGCCGACTTGGTTGTTGGCTTCTTTGAAATGGCTGAAGATGTTGACATAGTTCAACTGAATAGTTTCAATTTTAGACGGCTCAACTGCATCGTCAAGTCCACGTGCTTCAAGATGCTTGGGGTTACAGCAGAATTTTTCGCAACCTTTTTTGGTGTGAATTCTGTACTTACCGACAAATCCTCGGCTCAACCAGAATGCAACGCGCATTGCTGATTGGGTGGCTCCAGAGTGGACGGGTGAGGGGCAGTAAGCAACTGATTCCGTGCCGCCTTTTTTGGTGGCGCCCAGCCAGGGCCAACACTCGTCTTCCCCACGCACATCAACCTGGTCCCAGAAGCGCTTGACGGTCCAGTACCAACGATAGTCGAACTGGGTGACGTCGACTGTGCAGCGGCCCTTCTTGAGCTCCTCGAGGCAGTCGAGGCACTCACCCATGTGACCGAAACGGCCCTTGTGTTTGTCGGTTCCGTGTCGGTGCCAGGGGCACTCCTTTTCGTTTGTCATGTGGTAGTCGAGCTCGTAGCGACGAACCTCGTCAGGATGACTGGAGGCGAGCTGCTGGAGGACATGATCCAGCGTGTCCCAACCCTTGCTGAGGGTAGAGGGGCCGCTCTTGTTTTGCAGCGAGTCGAATGTGATTCCAACACGTATCTTTCTCACCCTTTGATAAGGAATATTAAGACGCCTGGAAATCTCTTTGCTTGATAACCACTCATCAGCTGAACGTATCTTCTCAACCACATCAGGCGTGAGCGCATCTCCTTTTCTTTGGTTGGTCTCCAGGCGTACGTCAGCTTTAGTCCCGTAGTAATAGTGAGAGGGGTTCAAACAATATTTGCAATTGCATGTGTGCTTCCTAACGATCACCTGATTCTCCTCGTCAGGAAACTTTCCGACCATGGCCAACAAGAACGGCCTTGCGTCCAGCGTTTTATAGAAAAGGTGGTTGCGTTTGCTGTTTACGAAGCCGGAGAAGATGCTGTGCCGGGACTTGCTTATGTCCCAGCAGCCGTCCTTGCCTTGCAGGCGGATGAAGATCTGAAAGGCTTTGGCGAAAACCACGACGTCAGGGGGTATCAGACCGTTGTCGCGGAAGAATTTCAGGGTATCCATTAGGGGGATGCGTGCTCAGGAGCGCAACGTAACGACAGATCCTAGTCGTGTCAATGGGTTTCAGCTTATCCACCAAACATGATTTTAAAAGCCTCTTTTTACTTCTTTCTATAGAGAGGGGGCCTAGGTCATTGTGCGTTCATTTTTTATCCCACAATCACCTAGACCCCTTTCCTATACGTCTAAATAAAAACCCGGTTCTAAAACTATGTTTGGTAGATAACGGGTCAAATCGATTGCACGGCAGGGGGTTTCGGCTGCTCAACCAGGCGATTTTGGCGGCCTCCCTCTAGAAATTTATATCGCGATTGAACGTTTTTGCGGGACTAGGGTTGTAATAGTCCTCATATACCTGAGCAAAGTTCATTGCTCGGTCAATACATGCGTTGTAAGTACACAAACCGCCTCCAGCAGAACATGTTCTATATTCCTTGCGATTGAAGCCTCGGTGAAGTAGCACAACAGTTGAACCTTTCGGAAAAGTTTTGATCAGTTCCATTGATCTGCTAGTGAGTGTTACTATTGTAGAAAGGATTATTTTCTATAAGTGAGCACTTACGCAGATAATCGACGCAGGCAGCAACGCTTGCGGGGCACTAATCAGAAGTCACCTGTACAAGATCGAATCGGTGCATTTCTGAATTTTTTAGCAGGGCCTGTAACGTACAATCAAGATGTCGTCGATGCACGAGTAAAGGCGATGGAGCGTGGCTCCAAGATTCCGTTTTTGCCTGAGTTTGGACTGAGTGAGGGCTTTCAGTCATATGCTGATCAAGCTGGTCGTGATCTGCAAGCCGCATTCAATCCTGCTGTGCAAACACCTGAACCCGATACTGTAGCTCCTGAAGCTCCTGTTATTTCAGAGCAAATGAGTCCCGAATCTCAGGCGAGATTCGATGAAACACTTCGCATGATGGACGTGATTGGTAATGTCCCTCTCAAACAAGAACCTGAGCTTTCAGCTGAAGATAAAGCAAGAAAGGCATTTGAAAGTAAAACAAACAATCCAGCACGCGACGCAGGATTAGACCCTAACTTTCTCTTCGCTCGACATAAAGCAAATCTTGCATCTCAGCTCGCCAAGCAAGGAGTTACAGTACAAGAAGCAAAAGCAAATCCAGAGCAAGCTTTTTTAGCTGATCAGCTTGAAAAATATCTGGGCAGCAGACGAGAATTTAACAGTGGCCGTGATCGCGGTTTTTAATCCCCAACCATGATGTACAACCCCGCAGGATTTGACCCACAGGGTCTCGACATGAACGCCGACCTCGGTGATCCACGCCGTCAAGAGAAGCTACCCGGTGGCTATGCCACGCAGGGACAGGCTGTCAGCGCTCCTTACGCTGAGGCCAATATGAAGGCGGCTGAAAAAACTAACCCCATGAATGCCGCCTCACAAGAGCCTGGCAGGGATTTTCTTGCTGGTTACATTCGACGAGCCTAAGGAGATTAATTATGGGTGATAACGATTTTCCGATGACAATGGCCAACGGTCCCATGGGCTTTTTACAGACTTATGTAAAAGGTATGCAGGACTACCAGCAAGCTGGCACTGGTATTCCAGATTTTAGGCTGCAAAATCAGTACGCACAGGAGCGTGGGGGTCCGCTGATGCAGCAGATGCTTGCAGGGGTTCCTGATTTTGGGAGTAGAAAGATACCTGGTGGTGAATCCCCATACAAAAAACCAGTCCTGCCAGGTCAGAAGAGTCCTGAAGAAAATATTCCTTTTATACCGCTTCCTAGGGCCTAATCACGCCACTTCAAGGGCTTCTCGTTCAATGGGCAGCCCTTGAAGTCTTGTATCTCGTCGACTGCTAAGATAAACATGCAGGTGAACCCGAGTACAAAAGCGAAGAGAACCTGAGGAAAGTTATAGTTACAGTCGTTTGCTGAAGGGTCTTCTTCGTCGTTGTGCGGATGCCAGCTCATTTTTCATCGTCCATGGTGAAAATACAGTCCATGTATGCACGGAAGAAGCCGTTTTTAAGTATCTGTAAATCTTCCTGCTCTTGCGGCTTACCACCAGGCCAGTTTTGATGAGCATCAATAAGTAGGTCGAGCATGAGCTTGACGGCCCGACCATTGAATTTCATGTTGACCTCGTGTTTCTCGAAGGTCATCAGTCAGGAGCTTCGAGCTGGGTGAGAGGTGCGATTACCTGGATTGGATCTTTCTTGCCTTCGGTAATCGCTTTGGCTCTGATGTAGTAATCGTTGTCAGTAGCACCCACCTTTTCAAGATGCCTGGCGATCTTCTCCCAGTTCTCCTTCTGATACTTGTCCATTTGCCTCCTGATGACGGTTTTCAGGGAGAACGGTAGGAGCGTTCTTAAATTTCTGATCAGAATTGCGGAGAGCAATGCCTTTCAGATAAGGCTTACCGAACTTAGTGAAACCAGTGACGGTGTCGCGGCCAAGTTGGTTCTTGGTGCAATCAAGAAGGAGCGCGATGAAGCGCTTCTGACCGACAGGTTTCGATCCCGTATCTTCACAATAGGACGCATAACTTGCATATAGATGGAAGTTACTGTTGCAATAACGTTCTTGCGCATCCTTTGCGGCTGGAATTTTCTTGCCGACAGGTGTGACAGCCTTATCGTCGAGGACAACCTCCGACTGGAGCCATTCCACGAGATTATTGCTGTTGAGCATGATCTCATTCCGAACACGCTTCAGGGACGGCACCATTTCGTAGGTGTCGAGCAGGTATTGACGCATCTCTTCGTCAGTCATCTGCAGCACCCAGTTAACCAAGCCAGGTATGCAATGCTTCCATAACCCTTTTACAACACCGTTGTCGAC